CATATGTCAATTGATTCCACGTTACCATACTTAAATGATTCTTTTTACGCTTTGGACGTTTCATTGGTATTTTTCTTTTCATTATACTCCTCGTTTAGTGTCAAATGCAATGATATGGTCACGTCCGGTCATGTTATAACCTTTTTCAGCACACATATCAAATACAATAGGATACATCTTAATAAGCTCGTCACGCGTATCACCAGCTGGCATGATGTATGTTTTATTTTTTGGAATATTATGTAACACCCTAAATTCTTCAATTTCTTCTAAATTATATGCAGTGCCATCCCAGACCGGTTTATAATGGTAATCGGCATGGAATGATATCATTTGCTTAATAGCTTCCGTGTTTAATCGAAACTTATTATGTTGACGAATCATCTTCTCATCTGTAATAGTACCTTGCGGAGTTGCTACTCCAATTACAGGAACACTATTATCGAACTTAGGGCTAAGAGATATAAGACCAATACGATGATCAGTTTCTACAAAGTGTGATCCTTCAGTTTCAATAGTAATGAGAATATCTCTTTCATGAGCAAAATGCGTTAATTCATTTACCAATGCTGGGTGCATTGTCGGCGATCCGCCTGTCAACATCATTTCTTTTATATGTGGATTTTCATCATATATCTTGATAATGTCATTGAAGCAAAAGGTACCTTTTTCTGGATGTATACTTGTGTACCAGCTATCGCACCAACCGCCTTCGCCAAAATAGCAACGGTGAGTGCAACCTGTAGTTCTAACTGCAATAGTAGGGCGACCAAATCGACTGCCTTCTGATTGCACGCATCTGTACAATTCTACTATTGGTAATGTTTTTTCGTAATCTGTAATTCTTCCTGGTTTCATAACGGGCTCAAAAAGGTAATTCATCATCATCGGTATTGACATGATCTAATTTTGTATATATTAATTGGTCAACTTTATCTTCTAATGCAGTTAATCGATTGTATATCATATTAATAGTTGCAGCATCAATGAGTGTATATTCTACATCATTGCCAAAGTGCTTATCTAAGAATGTCCTAGGATATGTTGCAACTTGTTTGTAGTTTTCTCGTTGACTACCTTCTGGCAAATCACGCCAAATAACTTTAATATTTGCCTTTTGTGCAGCTTCATTTACTTCTCGCCCTATATTATTAAGGGTAGCAGATTTACCTGTATATTCATATATCGATAAATATTGTTCATTAACCTTCATAGCTTGCGGAGTTTCTTTCGTGTTCATATACTTCTACTTTAGTAGCTTTAACTCTACCGTTAGTTTCTTGTTTTAAGAATTCATTGATTACAGTGTATAAATGTTCTGCAAACTTTTCACAACCGACATCTTTTAAAATTCGTAATTGAATAATACCATCTTCATACATTTGTTTAAATTGTGGTAAATATGGATCATCTAATGCGACAATTGTAGTATGATCTAATAACCACGCAAAGTAATCTTTAGGATTCATTCCTTGAATTTTCGTTGTAGCTCGTTTCATACCGCCAAAGTCAAATACCCAATTGCGATGATCTAATTCGCCTTCGAACCATACACGAAATGATACTGCATATCCATGTAAGAATTTGCAATGTGTACCATCTGCTCGCCATTGGCGGAAACAGGTAGAATAACCATCAAATAATTTTGTTGACTGAAATTTAGCCATGAGTGTAACCTTTTTATTTTATAATAAGTAATTTTTTATGAATTTCCAAATTTATACTCATAAATAGTTGTTATCCAATATAATAATGTTTCCATTGATCTATCACTTTTCATTTGATTTAAATCTTTATGAATCCATTGTATATTATCGAGCGTATAACCTTTATTACTATCGATTCTATCTAATGATGCTGTAGTTTTGTCATGTACAGCTTTTGATGAAATTCCTATTTCTTGTCCGCGTAATGTAATATCAATTCCTGATATCGCACATCTACCATTTTGTTGTAAATATTTATTCCACGCATCTTCAATTGTAATATCTAATTCTAAATTTCTACTATTAGCACCATGTTGTATTCGACGCCAATGATCTCCTGATAGATCTCCGAATCCTTTCCAATTGGAATTAAATCTTATACGACGTTGTTCGATATCGGAAAATTGTTTTTTAGCATCAGCTTTACGTTGTTCTCGTAACTTTTCAGCAGTTTCAATACCATAACGCTGTTCATATGTTTTACCTAATGATGCTAATGATATTTGTTTTCTTAAATCAAAATCAACCATTTCTGCATTAGGATACATTTCCATATACTCATTACATGTTATATTATGTTGTTTCAAATGAGTATTTGAAATACGCTTGAATTCTTTTTTACAAATTTCACATACCACCATATATATCCTTTTAATATAAATATGTAGTTATCATCAAAAAAATATTAATGGTGGTGGTGACTTAATGATTACATGTACCTGCAATATCGATATTTTTATAGAACTCAGCTCGCGCGGCTGCGTCTTCCATAAACGCACCAGATAATTTTGCGGTTTGCATAGATGCTCCTTTATGTTTAACACCTCTACATTGTACACAATTATGTGTTGCATTTATCATTACAGCCACTCCGCGGTTGCCGATACATAACTCATCTACTGCGTGATGTATAGCTACTGTTAATTGTTCTTGTATCGATCCGCGTCTACCAAAGTGTTCTACTACTCGGTTTAGTTTTGATAACCCTACAACTTGTCCGTCAGCTGATGGTATATAAGCAATACTAACTACACCCATGATTGTTTCATGATGGTGACTACACATTGAAGTTAATGGGATGCCGCTCTCTTGAACAATACCATCATAACCATCACTTGGAAATGAAGTAATATCTGACATTGGCTCATAACGACCTTTCCATAAGTCATTAACATATGCCTTTGCTACTCGTTTAGGTGTATTGTCTGAATTAGGATCTTTCTCCCAATCTACACCTAATGCTTTAAGAAATTCGCCGTAATAGAATGCAGCCATTTTAATAATATGCTGTTTCTCATCTTCAGTTAATCGAGCATCAGGGCCTTCAATAGCTTGTTTGTTAGCTAACTGCGTGGAAATACCATTAGCAAAACCAGATTTTACTAGTTCTAGATTTTTTCTTTGTTTATCTGTCATATTGTAACTCTTTCTATAATATTATAAAGAAAATATTTGGTATTTCCAACCTATCCGTCGCATGAAATGCAGTCCGGGTCAGTTGCACGAATTGCAATATCTCCACGAAGAACTGATTCGGTACGCATATAATAAAGTGTCTTGATTCCTTGTTTCCACGCTTCGATATGAATTTGATTGATCCATTTTGGAGATGCTTGAGACGGAAATGCTAAATTAAGTGAAACTGCTTGATCTACATATTGCTGACGAATACCTGCTTGTTTAACTAGTTCTAATTGGTTGATTTCTTTGAATGTTTTAAATACATCTTTTGACCAATCTATTTCTTTGTTAGCAGAAGCCGTTTCTGGCATTTCATTACGATGCGTTAATTTGCCGGCAATAAAACCCCAATCATCTAATTCATTTAAATCTTGTACAGAGCCGCCATCAGCTAAAATCTTATCCCAAGTTTCTTTGTTATTGATTCCAATCTTTCTAAGAGTTCTTTCCAATTCTTTATTCTTACGAATAAAAGTACCTTTAGATGTTTGTTCAGTGAATACATTGGCTGCCCATGGTTCAATTCCTGCAGATACATTGCCTGATAGTTTTGAATTTGAAACAGTTGGTGCAATTGCTCTTAAGTGAGTATTACGCATTCCTGTGCCAACGCACCATAATGGCTCGCCATATTCATTTGCCAAGTCTCTAGAAGCTCGTTCTGATTCAATTTTAATTTGTGAAAATATTTTACGGGTTTCGAATTGTGCTGGCAATCCTTCGAATGACATTCCTTTTTGTTGCAAATAAGTATGCCATCCTAAAACTCCTAAACCTAAAGCACGACCCTTTTCCGCACTTCTAACAGAGTTTTCAAAGCCTCGCATATTCTTGGCCCTTTGTATAAATTCTTCAAGGACGCCGTCTAAAAACCAGGTTGCTGTGTAGATTAAGTCGGTATCTTTCCATTCATCATATTTTGCTACGTTCAAAGACGACAAACAACAAACAAATGAGTGCGATTCGTCAGTGTGCAATGTAATTTCACTACAAATGTTGGTCATGAATACCTTTAAACCATTTGTTTTATATGCATCTGGGTTTTGCTTGTTAACATTGCCTTTAAACATGATATATGGTTCGCCAGTTGCTTTACGCTTTTGAAGTACTTTACCCCATTTGCGACGAGCATCATCATTGCCTTCTTCCAATTTACGCATAAATTTGTCTGATACAACTACGCATTGATGCATATTTAAACATTGACGATTTACATCACCCTTTGGTTCGCGGATTTCCAACCAATCTTCAAAGTCTGGATGATCGATATTTAGATTAACTGATGCTGCACCTCTGCGAACTGAGCCTTGGTTTGTTGCTAAAATGGTTGAATCATAAATCTTTGCAAATGGAACTACTCCATCAGATGTACCATTTTGTGATATTTTGCTGCCGGCAGGACGAATCATGTTCATTCCAATACCGACACCGCCTCCATGTTTAGCAAGAAGCATCATTTCTAGATTCTTGCCGCCGATGTCTTGAATTGAATCTGCTACATCGATACCAAAACATGAAATTGGCAATCCTCGGTCTGTTCCTGTATTAGATAATACTGGTGTTGCTAAATTTAACCAACCTCGCCAAATATAATCAAAGAATTTAGATGCCAATGATGGTTTGCCTAAACGACGCGCTACTGCTGTTGCAACGCGCCAATATGCATCTTTAGGAGTTTCACCTTCCAGCAAATAGCCTTTTGATATTGTTTTAACATATATTTCAGTGTTACCCCACTCTGGATAATCTACTCCCAATTCCCAACCTAATTCTTCTCCAAAACTTTTCATTGTTTTTTCTTTTTTTGTTACCATAAATCAGACCAATCTTCGCCTTCATTTGCTTTTGAATAATCGGTTGGACGTACTGCGAAGAAATCTGTATGCGTAAGACCGCCGGTTAAGTGATAGAACCAATCTAACTCTTCCGCTGATTTTACATTATAATTAAAAATAGATTGATATCCAAGCTCATGCAATTTTTCATTGGCTCTTTTTCTGATAAAGTCTTTTAAGTTTTCAGCTTTTAGATTTTCCAAATTTCCTTGTTCGAACATTTTGTCAATAAATTGTTCTTCCATTTGTACCATCAACGTTGCAGCCTCTTCTACATATGATTGAACTGCATCTTTGAGTTCTGGAAATTCTTCATACATATGACGAAAAAGTTGACAACCCATTTTAGAATGAAGTGACTCATCACGTACAGACCATTTCATTTGTTGCCCAATGCCTTTCAACATGTTACGCATTTGAAATGAATAAAGTACTGCAAAAGATGAATAAAGTGATACCCCTTCGGCAAAAGCAGAAAAGATTGCCAATGAACGAGCTACTTCTTTTCTTGCTTCTGGATTTGATGCTAAATCTTCATAAGTCCAATCTGCGGTAGTTGCAGTTAAAAATTCAAATTTTTCAGCAATTGCAGGCTCATGTAAAAATGCCGCAAAATCTTCAAGACCTAAAGTTTCATTTAAGTATGAATATGCTGTTGCATGTATCGTTTCTTGAGAACCAAACATCATTGCCATTTGTT